GCAAGCAGACAAGAATTAGTTGATTATTGTTTAAGAAGATTGGGAGCACCCGTTTTAGAAATTAACGTTGATGATGATCAAATAGATGATTTAGTTGATGATGCATTGCAATATTTTCAAGAGAGACATTTTGATGGTGTTGAAAGAATGTATCTCAAATACAAGTTTACTGAAGAAGATATTAATAGGGGAAGAGCAAAAGGCACAAATGGTGTAGGTATTGTAACTACAACAGGATCTGCAAATATCAGTGGAATTGGTACAACTACGTTTAATTTTTACGAATCTTCAAACTTTATTCAAGTACCAGATTCTGTAATTGGTATTGAAAAGGTTTTTAAATTTGATACTAGTTCTATTTCGGGTGGAATGTTTAGCATTAAATATCAACTATTTTTAAATGACTTATACTATTTTAACTCTGTTGAACTTTTACAATATGCAATGGTTAAAACATATCTGGAAGATATTGACTTTTTATTAACAACAGATAAGCAAATTAGATTTAATAAAAGACAAAATAGAATGTATCTTGATATTGATTGGAATTCTCAAAGTAAAGATACCTTTATTATCATAGATTGTTATAGAATTTTAGATCCTACTGATTTTACTAAAGTTTATAATGATAGTTTTTTAAAAAGATATTTGACTGCTCTGATAAAAAGGCAATGGGGACAAAATCTAATTAAATTTAGAGGAGTTAAACTTCCCGGTGGAATTGAATTAAATGGTAGAGAAATTTATGAAGATGCTGAGAAAGAAATAGCAGACTTAATGCAAAGAATGTCTATGGATTATGAACTTCCACCTTACGATTTTATTGGATAGTAATGGCACTTAATCCCTTTTTTTTACAAGGTTCTCCAGGAGAACAAAGACTTATACAAGATTTAATTAATGAGCAGTTAAAAATTTATGGTGTTGATGTAATTTACATTCCTAGAAAGTTTGTAAGAAAACAAACCATAATTAGAGAAATTCAATCATCAAAGTTTGATGATAATTATGCAATTGAAGCATACATTAATAATTATGATGGATATAGTGGTCAGGGAGATATTCTTTCCAAGTTTGGTGTAAATTTAAAAGATGAATTAAGTTTAGTAATTTCAAAAGAAAGATTTGAAGACTTTATATCTCCATTTTTAGAAGTATCGGATGATTCTGAAATTATTCTTGCCTCTAGACCAAGAGAAGGTGATCTGGTTTATTTTCCATTGGGACAAAGACTTTTTGAGGTTAAGTTTGTTGAGCATGAAGTTAATTTCTATCAGTTAGGAAAACTTTATATGTATGAATTGAAGTGTGAATTATTTGAGTATGAGGATGAAGTTATTGATACAACTATTGATGAGATTGATAGTCAAATTAAAGATGAGGGTTATATTACTACACTACAACTCATCGGTGCAGGATCTACGGCATCAGCATCTGCTACTTTAGCAACCGGATATGTTAGGAAAATATTCTTAAATAATGATGGATATGGGTATACTTCTACACCAATAGTTACCATTGGAACTGCACCTGCAGGAGGAATTAATGCAGCAGCAGTGGCAATTACAACCAGTAAAGGAGGAGTTCGTTCTGTAGAATCAATTATTCTAACATGTGCAGGAGCAGGATATACTATTGCACCAAATATTACAATATCTGGTGGTAATGGAATTGGAGCTGCGGCAACATGTTCTATTGAAACCATTCAAAGTGGTATTTCAACATTTACAATGGTAAATTTTGGAAGCGGTTATATAGTTTCACCTTTAGTATCCATCAGTAATCCCATAGGATCTGGAGAAACAGCAACTGCAATCTCAATAGTTGGATCTGGACAAACAATCTCATCTTTAAGAATTGCAAATCCTGGAGCAGGATATACGGTTGCTCCCACAGTTACAATTGCACCACCTCCAGTTCTTTCTGGAATTGGAACTTATATTTTTAATGAAGAAGTATTTGGTTCTATCTCCGGAACTCGTGGCCGTGTTAAGTCTTGGGATTTTAATACTAAGGTTCTTAAAGTATCTTTTGTAGATAATGCAGCAACAAAAGAGTTTTATCCTGGAGAATTGCTTGTTGGTGCTGCTTCGAGTGCAATTTATTCGGTCCAATCATACGACACATGGGATCAATATGATAAATATAGTCAAAATATAGAAATTGAAAATGCTGCTGACGGCATTATAGATTTTTCTGAATCAAATCCATTTGGTACATTCTAATTAGTATAAATAAGATGCTTGATAAAAATAGTATCCAATGAAAATTTATTATCATAATCATCACATAATACCAAAACATATGGGAGGAAGTGATGATCCAGACAATCTTATTAAATTAACTGTGCAAGAACACGCAGAATCGCATAAAATTCTTTGGGAACAATATGGTAAAAAAGAAGATGAAATTGCTTGGAGAATGTTAAGTGGGCAAATAACACCATATGAAGCAACCATAGAAGCAATTAAAAATTCTTCAAAAAAAACTTGTGAAAGAAGAAATAAAGAAAATAACCCAATGTGGGATCCCAAAAATGTGGAAAAAGCAAAGAAAAATATTAAAAAATTTTGGGATAACAATCCAGAATTAAAAAAAGAAGTATCAAAAAGATCCAAAATGATAAATACAGGTAAAAGAAGGACTGAAAAACAAAAAGAAAATTACAGAAATGCTAAATTGGGAAAGCATTACCCAACCTCAAAAAGAAAATGTTCCTGTTTAGGTTGCAAAAAAGAAACAACAACACAAGCATTTCATAGAGTTCATTTAAAAAAATGTTTTGAATAATCAGGTATAGAAAAACGTTAGGAACATACTATTATCACGAAATTATAAGAAGAACTGTCACCGCATTTGGCACAGTTTTTAATGACATTTATATAAGACATAAAGATTCTTCTGGTGATAGTATTAGTGAAATGAAAGTTGCTTTAGCATATGGTCCTATTCAAAAGTTTCTTGCAAGATTGCAGCAGCAACCCGAATTAAATAAACCAATTGCTATGACATTGCCTAGAATGTCTTTTGAGATGACATCTATTCAATATGACGCTACTAGAAAAGCAAATATTACTCAAACATTTAAAGCATCTGATGGTACTAATCTAAAGAAGGTTTATCTTCCAGTTCCATACAATATTGGATTTCAATTAAATATAATGACCAAGTTGCAAGATGATGCTTTACAAGTCGTTGAGCAAATATTACCATATTTTCAACCATCATTCAATCTAACAGTAGATTTAATAGATTCAATTGGTGAAAAAAGAGACATTCCTATTGTATTAGATAATATATCTTTTACCGATGATTATGAAGGAGATTTTTCAACAAGAAGAATATTGATTTACACTCTAAACTTTACAGTAAAAACTTATCTGTTCGGTCCAATTGCCGACTCTACAGATGGTCTTATTCGTAAGGTACAGGTTGATTACTATAATTCAACTGATGCAGCAATTGCAAAGAGGGAAATGAGATATACACTTACACCCGATCCAATTGATGCAGATCCAGAAGATGATTTTGGATTTAATGAAGTCTGGCAAAGTTTTGAAGATTCCAAAACATATAGTCCAACACAACAAAGGGATATTTGATACGTTATGAGTAATACATTTGATAATTTAGATTCTGCTCTTAATATTGAAAGTAATATTGTTGAAGTAGAAAAAGTTAAAGAAGAATTAAAAATATCTCCTTTAAAAGTGGATGATATTCAAAAAGATTATGAATATACACGGGCAAATCTTTATTCATTAATTGAAAAGGGGCAGGAAGCAATCAATGGAATAATGGAACTTGCTGGGGAAGGTGGAAGTCCAAGAGCATATGAAGTTGCTGGTCAACTTATCAAAAATGTTGGTGATGTTACTGATAAACTTATAGATTTACAGAAAAAACTTAAAGAAGTTGAAGATGAATCTGTCAAGACAACCAATAATGTAACAAACAATGCGGTTTTTGTTGGATCAACATCAGAACTTTCAAAATTACTCAAGCAAGGTTTTCTAAATAATAAAGAATAATAGGTTTTAGTAAATGAATGAGCAATTGAAACCATATAATACGGTGGAGCAAATTGCAAAGAAACATCGTGTGGATGTTTCTTTTATTCAAAAGCAATTGGATATGGGTGATCCAATTGAACATGAGCATACTAAAAATCATGAACTAGCAAAAGAAATTGCTCTTCAACATTTAGATGAAATACCAGATTATTATACTCGTCTAAAAAAAATGGAAGCATCTGCTAAAAAAGAACATAAAAAGTTTAAAGATGTAAAAGAAGCAACTGATGGAATTAAAGCAAAGGATTATAAAGGTAGATTAGACAGATGGTTTGACGATGGTGGTTGGGTTCAAACAGGTGGTAAGTATGATGGAAAACCTTGTGCAAAACAACCGGGACAAACAACAAAACCATATTGTAGAGATCCTGATGATCGTGCTTCAATGGACAAGGAAGAGAGAAATAAAAGATCTGCTAAAAAACGTAAAGAAGATCCAAATCCAAATAGATCAGGTAAAGCAAAAATGGTAACTCAAGAGGCTGCTGGAGAAAAAGACGCTTGCTATAAAAAAGTTAAATCCAGATATAAAGTTTGGCCAAGTGCATATGCGTCTGGAGCACTTGTTAAGTGTCGTAAAGTTGGTGCTGCAAACTGGGGAACCAAAAGTGAAGCGTGTTGGGATGGATACGAAGCAAAAGGTATGAAGAAGAAAGGTAAGAAAATGGTCCCAAATTGTGTTCCGGTCAAAGAGGAAACTGAAATGATAAGATATTGTCCAAAATGTGATAAATGTGAAACAAGAGCGGAATGTAAATACGGTCCTAAGTATTGGGATATGTTTTCTCTTCCAGCACCACTTTCGCCAAATCAAAAAAAATATAATATTGCAACAGTCCATCCTGGCAACTTTCCGGAGTCATATGATCACGAGCATTCAATGGCTCGTTCGGAAATTTCTACGATTATCTCTGCAGCAAAAAGACTTCGTAGAAAAATGAAAGGTGAAGGAAATGTAGAGGCGTGGGTTCAATCAAAGATTACAAAAGCAGCAGATTATCTGGATTCTGCAGCAGATTATGTTGATAGTGGAGAAATGAAAGAAGAGCAAAATAATCTTGATGAAATTGCTCCCACTTTAGTTGCTGGTGGAATTGCTGCCGCTGCCGCTGCACCATATCTCATGAAAAAGTTTGTTAAACCTGCTGTTGATAAAGCACTTGATAGTGAAAGAAAAACTTCACCCATTGGTGGTGAAAGGTATGATAATGCCATACAGAAAATTAGAAAAGAATCAAAAACTTTTAATCAATTTATGGAAGATTGGCAGTCAGTCAATCGCAAAGATAAAACTGATGGATTAAGTCCTGCTGCAGTTAAGGCATATCGTCGTGAAAATCCAGGTTCTAAACTTCAAACTGCAGTAACAGAAAAAAGTCCAAAAGGAAAAAGAGCAAAGCGTCGTAAGAGTTTCTGTAGTCGTATGTCTGGAATGAAATCCAAACTGACTTCTGCAAAAACTGCAAGAGATCCAGATTCAAGAATCAATAAAGCACTTCGTCGCTGGAATTGCAACTAAAATATTATGCCAATTGAAGATATTCAACTTAAACAAAAAGACGCTTATCTTTCTAATCCCAATCTAAAGAAAGCAAATACGACAATTCAATGGACTGAGGATCAGATTGTTGAATTTTTGAAGTGTAAAGAAGACCCCGTATATTTTGCTAAAAATTATATCAAAATTGTTTCTCTTGATCATGGATTGGTTCCTTTTAAAATGTATCCATTCCAAGAAAAACTTGTATCTAATTTCCATAAGAACAGATTTAATATCTGTAAGATGCCTAGACAGACTGGTAAATCAACCACTGTGGTTTCTTATCTGTTACACTATGCCCTATATAATGACAATGTAAATATTGCAATTCTTGCCAACAAAGCATCAACTGCAAGAGATCTTCTTCAAAGATTGCAACTTGCTTATGAAAATCTACCAAAATGGATGCAGCAAGGTGTTCTTCAATGGAATAGGGGAAGTTTAGAATTAGAAAATGGATCCAAAATTATGGCAGCATCCACATCAGCATCTGCTGTTCGTGGTGGATCCTACAACATCATTTTCTTGGACGAATTTGCGTTTATTCCAAATCATATTGCTGATGACTTCTTTGCATCTGTTTATCCCACAATTTCTTCGGGACAAAGCACAAAAGTTATTATAGTTTCAACGCCACGAGGTATGAATCACTTCTACCGTATGTGGCATGACGCAGAACGTGGCAAGAACGAATATGTGCCAACTGATGTCCATTGGTCCGAAGTGCCTGGTAGAGACGAAAATTGGAAGGCATCTACGATTGCAAACACTTCTGAACAACAGTTTAAGGTGGAATTTGAGTGTTTAAGTGGAGATACAAGCGTAGAAATTTTGGATGCGGATAATATTCCTCAAAAAATTTCTATGGAAAATTTATACGAACGAATGTGAGTTTTTTGGATTATAAATAATTAAAAAAATGTATTATATTTACTTTCTTAAAGACTTAAATGGAGATGTCAAATATGTTGGACAAACTCAAAATTTAAATGCTAGAAAAAGAGAACATAGGAGAAATAAACCTCCACATATCTTTGAAATAAGTGAGCAGATAGATATTTCAGAAAAAGCAAAAGAAACAGAAATTTTTTACATAAAAAAATTTGATACTTTTAAAAATGGATGGAACAAGTCCACTGGTGGAGAAGGATTTGATAATTATGAGAGGAAAGGAGTTGGCGGGGTAAAAAAAGGTAATATTCCTTGGAATAAAGGAATAAAAAATTGCTTTTCTGAAGAAACTATAGAAAAAATGATTGAATCTAGAAAGGGTAGAGTTTTTAGTAGAAAAATAAATGATGAGCAGATAAAAGAAATAAGAAAACTATATAGTGAAAAACCAGATTTGCAAAATGTTGGTATGGTTATGAAAAATGGTAGAAAATTATCATATATCCAAGCATTTTGTAAAGAATATGCAGAAGATTATAATTTAACTCCACAAGGAATAAAAAGAATTATTTTAAAAGAGTGTTGGGAAAATGTTTAAACTTAATAAAAATATTAGAGTAAAAACTCCAAGTGGATTTAAATCTTTTTCTGGAATTCAAAAAGTATACAAACCTTTTTATCATTGGATCATATTTGATGACGGATCTGAAATAAAATGCTCTGATAATCATTCTTTTGGGGAAGAGCAAATTAAAGCATCGTCAATCAAAGTTGATGATTTTTTACAAGGAAAAAAAGTAGTTTATAATGAAATTGTA